ATTCGGTAAAAAATCTTTAGGCGGCGGTTGCCAATCCCAATCTTTCCACCATCCCACCAAAACATCTTCATAGTCTGAAGGACCTAATTCAATTATATTAAAATCCATTCTATGCAAAGATACTAATTTTTACGGATAGCTTTTCATTACATCGCTCTCTACTGCAAACAGTTCCGTAGCCTGAGTGTTGTAGTTTGTTATAGTAAATATACAATAATGTCCTAGTAAACCATGAGATTCAGCTTCAGAACTTTTTATAAACATAATGTATGGATTATTTAATGGAAAAGCCACAGTGTTTGCAGAGGTTGTGCTTACTATTAATTCATTTATTCCGTTTTGTAAATCTACATTTATTTGTGTTACAATACCACCATAAGAAATTTCAGTGTATTGAGGTAGAGAATGGTATACATAATCACCTACGCTTATAAAATTACCTATAGATACTAGTGGGTTTGTAGAAAAACTAAGAGTTGTTGTCCCTTGTGTGATAGCTACATTAGATGTTTTTCCAATACCATTAGCAGACCTCATTGCGTATTGTCCTTCAAGTGCTGGTACTTCTCCGCTTTGTCTAAGATACGCAAACCAAGCTCCTTCTTTCTTTTCAAACCAACCATCTTCCATAAAGCCATTTATTTGTATATCTGTTTCTAAATAAGATTCCCAAGCATCATTAGATTCTAAATTCAAAGTTTTAAAAACTTTATTTTCCAGTGGGTTTTGATTAAATACACTTGTTATTTGTGAATTAAATTGCTCACCATAGTAATTATTTCTTAACTCATTAGTGTTGTGTCGATATAAATTACCTCCTTTAAATGTGTAAAAAAAGTTATTCATTCCTATCATATACTCTGGTATATAAGAATAAAATGATGGCCACCCTTTAGAGTTTTCACTATAACTAACTGTCCACTCAGTGTTAACTGGCGACGGTATGGGTGGTACAACACTTTTAGGTGTTGGCGCTGGAGTGGCTGGGGTTGGGACTGGAGGCGTAGAAGGGTTACACTCAGTTGAAAATCTTAAATTATTTTGACCTAAAAAATATTCTCCATTTGTAGACCTTGGATATAGCGTTTGATAACTAATAGTTCCAAAATCATTATTTACATTTAGTGTTATTGTGCCTGAATAAAAAGGGTAAGTATTACCATCTAATGCAGTTGCAGTTTCTTCTAAATTATCAGCATTTCCTGTGTAGGAAATTAAATTTTCTTTTCCATTATTTAAAAAAGCAATTGGCCACCTTTCAGGTACATCTTTTATTTGGTATACTCCAGTGTTAACACCGTAAATTCCCCACGCTCCATTTATAACATAAATATTTGCAGAATTATTTTGAGAGGTTAATTCATTGACTGAAAGAGTATTATTAAAACTCAAACAATATTGAGCTACACCTGGGGGTGATGGTGGTGGTGATGGTGGTGGTGATGGTGGTGGCGCTATGCCAGTAGCACACGTCGCACAATCGCTATAGCTTGGAATATTTTCGACATCTAAATTTGATGGGTCTGCTTGATTTACACCATTTGTCCAACAAATAGATTGATAAGCTAAAGTGTTTGGCCACGCAGTAAAACTAACCGGTGCTCTAAATATTTGTTTTTGACTAGAGTTGTTGCAGTTTTCATATTCATAATAGTTATATTGTTGTACAGGTGTTTTGTCAGCATCACCACACTTTGTTGTACAGTTTTTACTAAAATCATTTACAACACCATAAACAGATGTTTTTCTAATTTCAGAACCACGCTCTAAACAATATACGTGAATGTCATTTGCAGGAACTTTTATATTTATTTTATCACCACTATAACAAGTGACTACCCACGTACAATAACCATTCTCGTCACCTATTTCGTCAATAGGACATACAAAATTAATTTCAGCACCAGCCATAAAGTGATTATTTATTTACAAATTTACAAAATTAATGCTTACCTATTTAATTTAGCATCCACTCCTTAACCAAGTTGTAGAAACCATTGTCAGGGTATTTACATATATCGTGATTTGGAAAAGTTCTTTTATTAAACACAGGGTCAACACTATAATGAGCAAAAAAATGTTCTTGTTCATTATAATGATTAAAATTAGGAATATACGTATTGTTTTGACCAATCATTTTAATTTTATTATTATGACATACTATTGATAAAGCAGTCATACAACTCCACCATTTCCAAGTAGGCTCTTCTTTTGATTCTACAATCTGTTCAGCTACAGATATAATTTCATCTATAATGTTTTTCAAAACTTTAACTTTAATAAATATAGGAACAAACCCTCCATTCATATACTGCCCATCTTCGTGTTTTAAATAAGGTTTTATTTTATTATAGTTCTGTTTACTTGAGTTTGCTATAAACATGTGCCAGTCTTCATATCCATCATAACATATTATAGAATTATCATCAGGCAAAATACCTGTATATGGTTTTAAACTTACCATGTCCATATCACAAAGAACCAGTATATCATCATCTTTGTATTGTGACAGTAATGGTTTTAAAGAAGAAATAACATTAATTACAATACAGTTATCATTTCTGCTTGACACATAATTCCATATAGGTGGACAAATATAATAAGGCAAACCTTTTAAATCCCAATCAATTGAATTATATGTAGGACTATTTACAGTGTTTTGTTTTACCACTGTAACCAAACTATTAAACACTGCTTTATCTTTATATGATTTCTGTTGAGCATAAGCCCAAAAGTTCGCCATCCATTTATAACGTTCATCAACTATAGCGCTAGGTATAAATCTAATCATAAATTAATATGTTTGACCAGGTACAGGTTTTTGAATATGCTCATGTTTTAAATCAATAGTATTATGAATCAAAACCTTTTCTTCATCTTTTATTGCTATAGGAAATAATAACTGGTCTTGAACGTGATAATATTTTTGAGTATACTCTTCCATTTTTTGTTTTATAATTTGAAACCTTTGATGTGTTGTATTATAAACCATCATACCTCCATAAAATAATTTTAAATCCTCATAACCTTTATTTTCATTTTCTTTAATTGTTCTTATCATTTCATTTATATCATTTTTATATCTTGGAAAACTTAATGATTTAAAAAATTCGTGATATATACTTGAGGTGTTTATAAAAGATAAAAAAGAATTGTTGCCAATTAACTCTATTAATTTTATAGCGTGATTATGTTGTATTTTATATTTATGGTCTATATAAATTACATATTTTGTTTCAGCAATATGATGTTTTAAAAATTTAACATACTTGGATTGTCTTGTGCCTTCCCTCAGGTCGTATGTATGTGTAAATGGTAAGATGCGAACCTCCCATCCATTTTGGTTAGCATGTTCATTAAATTCAACATCTCTTAATGTAGTATATACTATAGCATTCTTAATATTTGTTTTATGTACCTTATTAAAATATCCGGTTACACAAGTAACAACAGTATAATCATTTATATCTGCAGCCATCTTTTATTATTCATTGTCCAGTCAACAGTTTCTTTTAACTTATTATAAACCTCGCTAGGTGTCCAACCGATAGATTTCATTTTATTTCCACAAAGAGCATATCGTAAATCGTGCCCAGGTCTTGAAGAATGAAAATCAATTATTTCATAATTTAATTTTTTACCAAGCACATCAGCAATATAGGACGCTAATGACAGATTGTCTATTTCTTCTGAACCTACTATGTTATATTTAGGACATTTAATACCAGTGACATCAGCAACAGAGGGAGTGTTATTGTTTAATAAAAACAACAATGCATCAGCAACATCTTTAGCATGAATATAATGTCTGCTTCCGGCTTTATTTTTTTTATCATTACCGTGTATAAATATTTTTTCACCTTTCAAAACCTTATTAATACACATAGGTATAAATTTTTCTGGATGTTGTCTCTCACCAAATACATTCATAGTATGTGTTATAATATTTGGCATTTTATATGTGTTTTCAAAAGCTACAACTAACTCCTCTGCGCCTGCTTTAGAAGCACTATATGGATTAGTTGAATTATATCTATCATTCTCTTTATACTTTACGTCTCCTGGAGCTGGCCCAAACACTTCATCTGTACTAAAGTATACAAACTTATCTAAACTGTCTATAGATTTAGCGTATTCAAGAATATTGGCTGTTCCTACTACATTATCCATAACAAACTCCATAGGATAATCTATACTTCTATCTACGTGTGAACCGGCAGCCAAATGTGCTATATAATTAATATCGCCTATAGCTGAAACTATTTGTGAATTTAATGGAGCTTTTAAATCGTGATGTATAATTTTAACCCTATTACTATCTTTACGACCGCCTACTACTTCTTGTAATCTATTTAGATTACCACTGAAATCAAGTCTGTCTAAAGACACAATTTTCCAATCAGTATTATTTAATATATTTTCTATAACGTGATGAGCTATAAAACCTGCCCCACCTGTTACTAAAATTGACTTACTCATTGTTTGTAAACCCAATCTTTTAATTGATAATGTACATAAAAGTTTCTAAAAAAAGCCCCCCCAAAAGATTCCTTTCTTCCGTGTTCACAAACTGCTGATTCATAAAGTATCATGTCACCTGGCTGCGCATACACCTTATACCACTCTCCATCGTGACCTTGTATATCTAAGGGCCAATCATCTGCATATTTTTTATTTTGACACCCACATCTTAAATCTTTATCTACTATAATAATTGATGAAATGTGATGAGTAGCAATTCTATCTACGTGTGGTGTTAATGTAGCGCCTTTTGTATACGACCTTATACCATAAATAAATGAAGGCGTTAAAGACTCTTTTATCCAATCCTCGTGTGTCTTTAATAATTGCTGATGAATTAAAGTTTTTACACTTGGCAAGTGGTCAAATGACATAATTTCAGAATCACCACCTACTATAAATTCTTTTTTTCCATCAAATTCTTCTGTTTGTTTTTTATCTTTTAATAACTCATAAGACTCGTTAATTAAGTTCCAGGTTTCTTTTGGACACTTCACTAAAGTAAAACCATTATCAGTAAGTCTTGGAAAGTCATCTACATTAGTAAACTCTTTTTTTTCAATTTTTTGTTTCAAATTTTGTGTCTCTGAAGCTTTAACTATATAAGATTTATTCTGCATACCTTCAACAATTTTTGACTCTTCAACTTTTTGAACAGGTTTTTCTTTTTGCGAATCATAATACATTTTTTCATCACCAGCTCCATCCCAACCTTTTTCTCTCCACCAAGATGTTACAATGTATTTTTTACCCTCGTCTACAGTTACACCTTCATGAATATATTGGTCTTGTAATTTATCTTCTTTTAAATTATACCACCATAAAGCTTTACCTGTCTCAGGTTCTACAGTTTTTTGTAGAGTAGGAAAGTGAGTGCCTCCTCCTACAAAATCTTCGTTTAAATATATCATTAAAGTATGGGTTCTATTTCCAGAAGCTTTACAATGCATATCATAAGCAGCTCCACTAAAAAAATCATTATGGGGTTTAAAATACTGACCCGGCTGATATAATTGACCTTGAAGCGCCTCTCCTTTGTGTGGCTCTAACCCTAGTGTGTCAGCTATTTTGTTTTTTATTTTAGACATTATTGGATTATTCATATCTAAATTTGACGTGCTTGACGTTCTGTAATCTGTAACATCACTTCTATCTGTTCCCCCTACAACAACAGATGAGCGCGTATGATTAGCATCAATCATTTTAATAAGTTCTTGACACTCCTCGGGTGTAATAAAATTATGTATTTCCTCCATTTGATTTGATTTAATTTCAAATAAAGTTAATCATAATTATTTAAAATGAAAAACTATGGACAATTAGTAACAGTACACGATAATGTAAATGATGAACCATTCCAGTATCTATAGAAACTTCCGTTGTTATAATAACCTGCTAATGCAGCTCTATCACAATTTGGAGTTCTATATAAAAGTGTTGCAGTACAGAAATCACTTGTGTTTATATAGTAAAACTCATAGTCGTCACACACAATTTCATTTACGCTTGATACAAACTCTAAATTTACAAGATTACAAGATGGACTTGGGACTGGTGTCGGCACTGGTGTTGGAGTTGGTGGATTTTGACAATCTAAACAAAGATTGAATGACGCATATAAAGTATATGAACCATTAACACCTGAACCAGCGTTTGTGTCAAATTCAAAACATATCGACCCACTTTTTAACACATTAGGGAATGTAGTGCCAAATGGCGCGCTTACATCTAATAAATTAGTAGGGTCGTCACAATCTAAGTATCTTCCATATATTGTAGTTGGAGTTGGAACTGGAGTTGGTGGAGTTGGCGTAGGAGTTGGAGTAGGACAAGGCCCATTTAGAGTCACATTCCCATTACCGCTTGTTACAGTAGGCATCCCTAATGCACAAACTGGTATTGAATCACCATCCGGTACACTTTCAGTTTGCGAACTACCACTACAATCTGTGTAACTGAACGTTCCGCCACCAGAGCCTCCTTCTAACTCCCATTCATTACAACCACTTGGTGTAGGAGCTGGTGTAGGAGTTGGTGTAGGAGTTGGTGGATTAGCTGCTATACATGCATCACAATCTACGTAAACATTTATATAATCATTAGTATTTACTCCTGCTGTATCTTCAGTTATCTCATAACATTTACCATCGTTCATTTCTACTATATCTCCTGGTCCAACACCACTTGCAAATGTTGCTCTAACAGTAGTAAGTGTTGCACTACCTCCTCCTGGACAAATAGTAACTTGATAGTAGTTATAAGAAGGCGTAGGCGTAGGTGGAGGCGGCGTAGGAGGTGGTGGAGTACAGGGTCCTACTAATGTAACACTACCTGAGCCACTTGTTAAAGTAGGTAATCCTAATGCACAAACTGATGCTGAATCTCCATCATCTACACTTTCTGTTTGCGCAACTCCATTACAATCAGTATAACTAAAGTTTCCAACTGAACCTGGGCCTCCTTCTAACTCCCATTCATTACAACCACTTGGTGTAGGAGTTGGTGTAGGTGGAGGCGGTGTAGGAGGTGGTGGATTATCTGCTATACATGCATCACAATCTACGTAAACATTTATATAATCATTAGTATTTGCTGGTGCTGTATCTTCAGTTATCTCATAACATCTACCATCGTTCATTTCTACTATATCTCCTGGTCCAACACCACTTGCAAATGTTGCTCTAACAGTAGTATATAAAGTACCTCCTCCTCCTGGACAAGCAGTAAGCGTATAATAATTATAAGTCACCGTTACACAAGATGTAATAGATAAAACTTCACCATTTGAATTAATTAAAAATGCATATCCATTATTTAAATTTGGATAGTGACCGTTTACATTTGTTACACCATACCATTTTAAACCACCGTTAAATATATTTGTAAGTGTGTTGTTAGTGTAAAAGATATCACCAACCTGAACCGATGCAACATTTGCTCTCGATGTGTATATAGAAACTGAAGTTTGTAATACACATGCAGCGCTTGATGAACTTTGACCAAGGTTAACATTGTTAGTTGAAAATAATTCTATTCCTGGTGGCGGAGTTGGCACTGGCACTGGCACTGGCACAGGTGTTGGCGTAGGCGTACACGCACCACAATTAGCAAATGAAGGTAATCCTGCAGCATCCACTAAGGAAGTGGAAGTTGTAGATGATGGGTTCCCATAACAAATATTATTATATTTATAAACTGGCTGGAATGTTCCTCCAGATACTAATCTAAAAATTTGTGTCGCCGACCCATTACAATCAGTGTATTCTTTATAATCGTAAGAAACGGTTGGCACTGGTACTGGTACTGGTACTGGTACTGGTACTGGTACTGGTACTGGTACTGGTACTGGAACTGGTACTGGCACTGGCACTGGCACTGGCACTGGACCTGGCGTAGGTGTAGGCGACGAACAATTAGGACAAGAAGTCTCAGCAAACAACACGCCGGATGCTTGCTGCCTATATATTGACTGGTCAGAATACCATCCATCAGGAGCAAAAGAAGTTAACTCTGTGTCTGTAAACAATGCTGTTGCAGTTGAAAAACTTGACGAGCTATAATAATATGTTCCTGTTGTTGCCATTTATAATTTTACAAAGTTAACCATTTATACTGAACATCTTGAATCTCCACATCCTGCTACTCGAACTGTTACTTGTCCACTATTACCATTTCCGCCAGTTGCATATAAAGAAGCACAACCTTCCACGTTACCACCAAATGAATATTGTACTTCATCTCCAACTACAACTCCAAGAGTTTGGTCAGATTTTAAATATACCGCTTCTAAAGAAACACAATCAATCCCAATAAAATAATCATACACTGGTATTACGGGAGTTGGAACTGGCGTAGGTGTTGGTGTAGGAGTTGGTGTAAATGTACAGTTACAACACGCATCAACTAAACTTGTTTGAGAATAACACAATTCTTGTCCAAGAGAATTTCTTAAATCATATATTAAATATAATTTGTTTCCACCTGAAGGCAATCCAAACTCAGCACTATATAAATTAGGAGCGCCAGTAGTGTCTATTGGAACTGCTTTTATCGAAGCAGCTAATAAAATACCCATGTCAGTTGAATTGTTTTCAAACAGAGCATCAGTTCTTAAATATCTAAACTCGTTTTCTGCAGGGTCAAATTGAAAGTTATCAAAATCTATTTTATTTGACCTCATTATAATAGTTGCGCCATCAGGCGGAATTATGTTCGAACCTTGAGGGCCTTCTAATTCTCTATACTGAGACACTATTGGGTCATTAGGACTTGACAAAAATGTAACTAAATCACTTTGAATAGGAGATACAACTGAAGCATCTCTCCAGCCAAATTCTGTGTGCGAAAACTGATTTGCATTAGCATTTGTTGTTAGAGTAATACTATAAACACTAAACAACTCTTCTTCAGGACATTTAACTGTAACTTGTATTGTATCATTTTCTAAAGAATCTGAGGTAACTATTAATACTACTTCTGATGGTGTAGGATTAGGTTTTGGAAAAACTAAAGTTCCACTTTGATAAACAACTCCAGTTGTGTAAGTTACCCCATCATATATAGCTTGAATTGTATATCCAGTTCCAGATAATTGACCTTCCGTTTCTAAATCCAATCCTGCTTCTGAAACCATTTGCTGCTCAGTTCCTTCTGTTACAATTAAATCAGTGTTTTCAAAAGGAATAACATAATCTATTTCAACATAATACAATTTAGATGGTGGCCCAGTATCCTCTCCAATATCAACACAGTAAACATATTCCTGACCCGCAACAATCGTAATGTTTTTTGTAACCCCACAAGCTGTACATATTTCTGTTTCAGGTTTTACAATTGTATTTGTTGTAAATACATACTCTTGCATATAAGGGTCATATCCACCTAATTTTTGTGTTGATGAAGCCTCAGCAAATAAATCTCTAAACCAACTTCTCATACCTTCATTAGATATAACCGTCAGAATTTCATTTTGAGCTGAGCTCCCTGTTAATTTAATAACTACATTTCTTTTAGCATCCGTAAAAAATTTGTTTGCACCAAATTCTGCAAAACTTTCTGGATGATTACTTATACCATAATCTTCAATACGAGCTATTTGCGTGCCTAAAACTTCAGGTACAGATGTAACTACTCCACCTCCAGTTGAGTCTGATAATAAATTTTTACCAGCAAGCACGTAAGATATTTTATCTTCTTGTAAAACAAGAATATCAGTTTCTCTAGCAAATAATATCTCAACATCACCATAAGTTTCTTCTAATGGTTTAAAATTAAGTAATCCTAAATTGAACTCATTAAGTCTATTTACATTTGATTCATCATTAAAAACACCACTGTATGTTAAGTCAGCAAACCTGTGTGCTTTTTTATATTCTTCATTAGACGTGGTAAATGTTCTATTACCTAAAGTAACTTGTTCACCTTTTATAGAGTCTCTTATTTTATTACTTTCCACTCCATTCCCAAAAGAGTAACAATCAAAAAATCCTGTATTTACAATTCCAGGCTGATTTAATGTTTGGTTTTGTACGTTCCCTAAATGAAAATCACCATTTATATCATAAGACTCACTGTTTTCATACCATACATCTGGTAATGCTTCTTCTGGTTCTGTTTCAAACACATAAGTTGAGTTGCTTCTTGATACTGTAAAATTGACTTTTACTGATGATTCTCTATGCTCTCTTTTATCTCCTCCACCACAAGAGCTAGAGCCTGATACTAATAAATATATGTTGTTTAAAACTTGGTCTACATAAAACCTATAATAAAACTCAGTGTTTGGTTGGGTGGCTGTAGAGCCAAAATAATCCGCTGATTTAATTTCATCTGCTGTTAATACTGCATTGTATTGAGTTACACTTTTTGTTTGTGGTGGCGTAACAGTTACTGGAAACGGTGGAAAATTTTGAGATGTGTTAGGCGTAGGTATATAACTGTTTATTATAGTTTCATCATCAGCAACATCTTCTATGCCTTCATTTAAAGTTGAAGCTATATTGTCACCTTCAAACCACTCTTGCATGTTTCCATAATTCCTAGAAGCAGTAAATTCTTTTTCTAATGTATAGCTTTTTTTTAAACAATCTTCGTTTTTACTAACTCCATCTCTTCTAAACTCAAACTCCATTTTTATTCTTGTGCCCACAGGAACATCGTAAACTAATGTAGTAGCAACCTGCCCAGAACTTTCAGTAACAGTAAACATTGGGTATGCTACAACTGGATATGAATTTTGTTGTCCTCTTGCAGTGCTTGGCAATACTTGACTGTTAATAATTGAATCTTCGCGTGTATTAATTGAAAAATTAGAAGCATTAATCTTCATATATGTTCCTCCAAATACTTCTAACTCATCTCCAGCTTCATCATATATGGTAATAAAACCTGCTCCCTGTGCTTGTTTTTCTAAAACAGTTGCATAGGTACACGTGTTTAATGCCCCTGTAGCATCTGCTTTAATTATTAACCTATCTCCTGCTTCAACTTTTTGAGCGTTTTCTCCATCTAATAAAAAGTATGAGGAGTTAGTTCCTGATTCACTATAAACTATATTACTATAGATTGTTTGATAATTTGTAGCCGTAGGCTTTATAACAAACTTATATTTAGTTGCCCATGAAGGAGCAAGTTGAGATTCAGGTATTTGTACTTGTATAAAATTTTTAGTATTTGAAACACTACAAGGTAAATTAACACTATTTAAATCGCTTACTTGAGCTGTAGATGCGCGGTTAAAATCATCCATATACACCATACCTATCTCATACCCTCTATTACTATGTAAGCTTCCTATTGATGGCGATGTTCTTATAGAAGCTGTTACATTAGTAAATCTAAAATATGAAATAATTGGGTCTAGAGGAGAACTACCTTTATCATACACAGCAGCATTTGCTTGTATACCAAGTGTTGTGCTTGATGCAGTTGCTATAATCTCTAAAGGTTGTCCAGCTGGTGCTGTAGGCGTTGAGTTTGTTCTACCGGTTTGAACTATATTAGTATATGTAGCATCAAAAGCTACCGGTAAAGCTGCGTTAAAAGCATCAGTCAAGGTTGTCCCTTCTGAAGCAGTATTAATAGGTTTTATATTAGTTAGCGTTCCTATTTTAGATACAAAATCTACATCAGTGGCTAATTGAAATACAGATGTATAAGTTCTAATTAAAGTGTAACTCCAAGTTACGTAATATACATCTTCCAAGGGAACTGGTGTGGGTGAACCAGTGGCATAATTACTAGAATATGCTATACCAAATGTAAACGTAAGAGTAGCTCCAGCTGTTAAAAAACCTGTGGGATTAGTTGGTGACGGTATAGCTGGTAATAATTGTACAAAAAAAGCACTATCATCTATTTCAACCGCAGGCGCTGTACTGCCTGGAGGGTTAATTGAATATTCAGCACCTTTAGATTCATTGGCAGATAAATTGGTAAAATTGATAGATTCACTTTTTAGTATAGATTCAAATCCAAAATTAATTTTACTTCCCTTTGAAGTTTTTAAATCATATCCTTCAAAATAATTTCCATACACTATTCTGTTTCCCATTAACGTTTGAGCTTTAGCAAGCTGAGGTACGTTATCAAACAATCTTAGTATTTCTGAATCTGGTAAAACTGTATATATTTTACGATTAGTAAATGTTTCACTTCTTGGTGAGTTTATAGGATATCTAGTTCTATCACTTACATCAAAAGTCTCTAATACTTTTATACTAGATGAATTAGATTCTTTAAATACAACTTGAACATCTGTAACACTTTTATCTCCAGAGTTAAAGGTAATTGTTACAGCATTAAACCTGTTTATCATCCCTTCATTCAAGTAACTATTTGAACTAAAATTAAAAGAAGAAGGGCTAAATGCTGGTTCGGTAAACTGAGATATTGCCGAATACTCTTCATTTTCATATTTATATCTATATCCAAAACAAATAAACTTATCTTCTAAATAAGCGTCAGTAATACTAGGTACTACAAATGAATTTATAATAGGAGCAGAAGTCGGAGGTTTTTTAATTACAAGAATTTCATCTTGATTAAAATCATCTGTAAGGACGGCAGGCCTAGGGTCTCCATAATTTTTATTAATATTTATTACTCTAGGAGGATTATAATTGTCTGTAAAAAACAATAGGTTATCTATTTTATTTACACCTGTAATTAAAAAATTTGGATTAAAATTTAATGTTGTATTTATACCCCCTCCATCATCTATACTTACAACATGATAAATTAATTCTCCAGTTTCAACATCGAATGAAATTATTAAATCTAGTTTGCCTGTAGCTCCTTGAGTAAAAGCAGGGTCATGAACAAACCAATAAATAACCAAATTAGCTCCATCTTCAAAAGCCCCTATACATCTAGCTTGAGAACTTAATTTAGTTCCATCAACATATTGAATTTCTGTTAAAGGTACATTTCCTTTAGAGTTTTCAACAGCACCAATCTCCGAGTCTTCAGTAGAACCAAGCCTTACATTTACAGCATTTACATACTCTCCATTTGGGACAAGCCTTTCATCAAGGCTTTTATTCATTCGGCCCGCTATAAAATTTCTTTGAATGTTTGCCATTTTATTTTAACCACTTATCTTCACCTCTAAGATTCATAAGCAATCTACTAGGGTGAATGTTACTTAATCTGATTTTAGCATTCCTTAATAAAGCCTGTTTATTTTTTTTTGCTCTATTAATAATATACTCTTGCACTCCAAATTTACTATTTAATATAGCGTATTGTACATAAGCATATATATATTCTTCAAATAATTTATTTACACTTATTTTGGAGTCATCACCATTTTCCATTCCATCAGATATATATTGCAATACACACTGTTGGCTCGCCATAGTAGAATCAAAATTAATAACACCAGCTTTTTTATCTATAGTAAACGTAGGGTTTATATTAGCTGTTTCAGTATTTAAACCATATCTCGCTCCTATTCTATAATTATATATATCACTGTCATAATTATATACATTAGGATTTACATTCTCATCTATTTCATCATTTAAATATATACTCTTTAATGAACCGTTTTTTCTTTCTGTATCTAAAGTTGAATCAACCTCTGTTGCATTACCATCATTATCATAAGTAAATGAAGCTGTAGCAGATTGTATATAAGACACAGCTGATTGTACTTGAATATTTTCTGTTAATTCTCTTAACACATTATCTTTTAATAAATAAAGCTTTACCCAATTTACATAATCTGAAGGTAGAACAAACCTTAAATCGTCATATACCTGTAGTTCTATAGATTTAATTTCTTTAAACGCATCATAGTTTAATTCTTGTATACCACGTTTTGCATGAAACAATATTTTAAATCTATTTTCATTGTTAATCAACTCATGGTTGCCAGCATACATTAGTTCAAAATTATTAACAATATCTTTTAAAGTAACATATTGATATGAACCCCAATTTTCATCTGTAGGATTTACACCGTCATTAGTATAATATTTTCTTTGATTTATATAAGCCATGATTAAAGATTAGTTTGATTTTGTTGTTGCTCCTCTATTTGTCCAAACTGAAACACATCTGCTTCTCTTATTGAAATTCCAGCGTATTGTAATATTTTAGCTACTAAATTATTAGTATCATCTATTGGTAATTCAAAATCTTGATAATCTGCTTGAGTTTGGTCAAACAATGGTTCACCTCCATACAATGTAACATAAGTCCATTTAGGGTCTAAAGGATATCTTATATATTGAGCCTGAACATCATTTACTCCGTTAAATGTATCAGGGTATACAACAACTCCATCAGCTTCTTGTGTATAGGCTGGAAATATAGTAGATGGTGATGTAAGCAGGGAGCTGTTTAACATAGTAATCTTACTATTAGTTACCTTTTCAGCTTCTCCTTTAAAGACACCTCCGGAAAAACACAACACTTTATTTAATAAATAATAATCAGAACCCGTAGTAGAGGCGGATGGTAAAAAATAAATGTTTTGATTTTTTTGAGTTAAGAATGAGGTAACTGAAAAAGTATCTATAACTTCTTCATACCCCTTTTTAATATCAGCATAACCAGTTCCCGATATCCTTGCATTTTCTTCATTTATCTGCTGGTTGTATCTTATGAAATATTCGTCAAATATATCTAACTGAGCTTGTTTAGCAAATAAATTAAAATCACCAGGAGATATATATCCGTAGTTATTTTTATTGATAATAGCAAGCACAGTATTTCTTACAGAATTTATCATTTGAAAATCTTTTTACAAAGATACATAAAATAAAAAAGCACCTAGGATTTAGGTGCTTTCTCGCTGTCGATAGTAAAGGAAGGATTATATTGTTCCTACTGCTACACTAGTAAACACTAGTCCACCAGTTTTAGCTACTGGTATTGCTGCGTTTGTCCAAGATGTTTCTGCTGCAGTAACTAATGCTGCATTTACATTTGCACTAAAGCCTGAAGTTAATCCAGTTCCAGTAACTGTCATTTTGTGTGTTCCATTAGTCAGATAAATTTCTCCTGCAGTTGAACTTGCTGTTTCTGCATAAAGAATTGAATCTGTGTTGATGTGAACATTACCGTCACTTGCTGTATCTAAAGTTATATATTTTGCCATGTTAAAAATTTTATGGGTTAAACAAAAAGCAAAGTTACGAATTTTTTGCTAACGCTTTTAAATGCTTAAAAGAGTCAAGACCTTCATCACTTTGAAAGTAAGAACCTATTATGAATAAAGGGTCTTCACCGTATGGTATATTACACATTTTCTTTTTATTTGAATCTGTGTTAAACCACACCTCTTTCTTATTGTTTCTTAACTGTATTAGATTTTTATCTAAAATGTTTTGTATGTCAGCATTAAATTTAAGAGCCGGGTCTTTTAATAAATTCATAAAACCACCAGGGTTTTGTTTTGCAAATATTAATATATCCCTTCTTAATTCAGCTGTTGTAACTTTTGATACATCATTCTGAAATAAAACTCTAGCTACGTTTTCAACTTGTTCAACTGTTAGCTGTCTTGCTTCAATTAAAGCATCAACTTCTAAGTTTAAGTCTTCAACTAATTCAGCAGCTTCTTTTGCTTTATTAACTTCCACAAATATTCTTCCTTTCCCTGGATGTAAATCCATGAACTTTTGAAGTACCTGATTATTCTTTGGTACATGTAAGAATCCATCTTCAAATACAATTGGCTCAACAATAGCGTTATCATCTTGCTCATCTTGAAATGGAGAGTTCTGGTTTCTTGCATATCTAAGAGGCCTATTAAGACCAGTGTCCTCATCAAAGTGTAACAGCGGAAACCTTGTTGTATGCCTTGATGCTAATATCAAAGATAAGGGAGCTGTTTCTCTTGTAAGTTTATATTGTTTATCTACGAACTTTGGTGTAGATTTTTTGGGAGTAATTTTTACTGTGTCCATTTTAGGACTTGTCTTTTCTTTTTTCATTTGATTTAATTTAATTTAAAATTTAAAAAAGGGGCACATTGCTGTACCCCTTGTAATTAAGTATTAGTCTTGGAATAAGAAGAAGTTGTTTGCACCTAAAGTACATACAGCTCTCTCAGACAAGAAGTTTACTTGCATGTTATCGATATCTGACGTTGCAGCACCACCAGCAGAACCAGTAATCCAAGTCTTATATCTTC